ACCGGGTTTTCTATTCCGGCTGACTCTGACCTGTGGCTTTTTGATTCTCTGTCTTGGTACGCCGAGCAGGTTCAAACAACAACGACAACAGTAGAACCGTCAACGACAACCCAAGCACCATCCACAACGCAAGAATCAACCACATCATCTACCGCCACCACTTCCTCGACCGTGGCCGAAACCATACCACCAGCCCCACCAGCCACAGAACCCCCAGCAGAGACGACCTCATCGACTACTTCCCCCGCCACATCAGTCGCGCCTTCCACAACTGAAACGCCAGCAACAACGCTCCCGCCACCCACATCCACCACATTGCCAATACCTCCTCCCACCACCATACCCGCGCCACCCACAACTGCCACGCAGACCACGCTCCCAGCCTCCGCACAAGACGACTCCCCTGTCTTAGTACCCGATACCACCCAAGTCGAACAGCCCCCAATGGACGCATCTGAAGAGGAGAAAGCGGAGTTCGAATCCCAGGTTGACGTCTTCTCGGGCGAGTACGACACCTACGTCCCTCTCGGTTCCACCATTACCGTGGCCCAACGCCGCACCGTGGTCGCCGCCACCGCAGTTTTCATCATCGCCATGCCCGCCCCATCTACAATGAGACGACGCTCATGAGACGATTCTTCAACTTCCTAGCAGACAACTCCTGGACTTACGCAGGTACTGGTCTTGTCTTGATTACGTTGACGGGACCTACGTTACGTCAAGCCCTATGGCTCACTGGTGTAACATTGGTCCTACATTCTGTACTGACCCTGACCCAAAAGGACTAGCAATGGCAACCCTCAAGACCCTCATCCTCCGCATCATCGCCGTGTTCGGCTCGTCCGCTCTCGCCGCTGTCGCAGGTGGCGCGGTTCTCGACGTCGAGTTGTGGAAGGCCGCCGCTATCGCAGGTATCGTCGCCGCCGCCAAGGTCACCGAGGCGCTGTTGCGTGCATGGTCGAGCGATGGTGTGCTCACCAAGGAAGAGATTGCTGAGGCTTTCGGCAAGGCTAAGTAATGGCAAAGCCATTCCCCATTGTCAAAGTAAAACTGTGCTCACACCTCAAAGGTGTAAAGCCAGGAGAACTAACGCCTGACCTTCTCAAGAACATTGAGAAAGGCAAGTTGCACCATTGTGCCGCTGACGCATATGAGGCTATGGATGCGGCGGCGAACGAAGCAGGCATCGACCTAAGCCCCACTTCAACCGCTGACACATACCGTTCGTTGGAGATGCAAGAGTACGGGTTCTTTCAACGGCACACCACCACCCCGAAGCCGAAGCAGATGAAGCAGAAGCCCCGCATCTACAAGGGCAAGGCGTGGTATTTGAAGAAGGGCATGGCCCCCTTGGCGGTGCCTGGAACCAGCAACCACAACCTCGGTATCGCTGTCGACATCGCCAACGCATCAGGCAAGCGTCTTGAATGGATGCTGGCCAACGCCCACAAGTATGGGTTCTCTTGGGAACTTCAGAGCGAGCCGTGGCACATCCGCTATGTGGCAGGCGATGATATTCCAGAGGCGGTCAAAATCTGGAAAGAGTCCAAAGTAGACGAGGCATAACATGGATGGGGGTTGGGCGATAGTTGTTGCCGCGGTCGTGTCGGCTGTCGGCGGAATCATCGTCACCCTCTTACAGAAAGCACGCAAGGAAAACTCCAGGGACCATGAGGTTGTTCAGGGGATTCTTCGCATGGTGCATCGTTCGCAACAGCGCACTGAAGACAAGGTCGACAAGGTCGCTGACCGTCTGGCCGAACACATCATTGACCACCACAAGGATTCGCAAGACAGTTAGATAACTTGCTATCGTTCCCTGCCTTATGACAAGGGAATCGTTATACACAATCCGCAAGTATTTAGTCAGGGCCAGGGTCGCCAACCATACCGAAGAGGAAGAATTCTTCCGAGCCTTACAGGCATTGGACCGCATGATTCTCGCCGACGCCCAACGTCGCGCCGAACAGAAGGTCGCCTAGTAAGATTGGCTCCCGTGTCCACCCACGAATGGTTGACTTGCCCGACGTGCGGTGAAACATGGCCTATCTCGGAAGGAAAATACTGTGGTTCATGTAGGGACATCGGCAACGACACCAACGGAGAAGACGACTAGACACTCGTTCGTTCTTGTCCGCTGGGCAGACACACACATGAGCGAAGGCGGATGGCTCGACCTCGACAACTACGAAGACGACGGAGAGTGCATCGTCGAAACCGCAGGGTTCCTCGTACCACTCGGCGAACCTGGCGCCAAAGACGGCCACGTATCCATCTGGCAATCCCTTTGCAGGAACGAAGGAATCCACGGAACCCATATCCCAGTGGCGATGGTGAGAGACCTGAAAATAATCTCTTGAACTCTTGACATACGGTATGACGCCCTGTAACCTGACCCCCGAGGGAAAGGAAGGGGTCAATGAACATCACCCGTTACAGAATCAGCAAGCCCACGCACGGAGAACAAGAATGGTTATCCGTCCGCTTTTGGGACGAGAAGAAACGCAAGCGCGTGTCGGCCTCACCAGCCGCCGCAATCTACGGACTACACCCGTTCGTACCACAAGACCAATACGCCGCCGAACTACTTGGTGACACACCCCCCGCACCAATCCCGCCGACGTGGGCAATGACCCGAGGCAACGACCTCGAACCATTGTGTATCAAATGGGCCAACGACAGGCTCGGCATCGAGTTCGAAACACCAGACGAGATGTTCGCCGCCGACACCGACCACGGTGCCCGCATGATATGCACCCTCGACGGGTTCTACGAGAACGGTGACGACCGTCGCATCCTCGAAATCAAAACGTCAAGCCGCGAATGGACAGGCGAACTGCCCGATTACTGGCGCATCCAGGGAATCCAGCAGGCCATCTGTGCAGACGTAGACCTGGTCACCTGGGGCGTGTTCGACTCGACCATGAGCCTGTACATCCACGAACAGAAAGTCACGGACGAAGAAAAGCAGGAGCACATGGACGCGGTCGCAAAGTGGTTGACCGCTATCGACTTGGGCATGACACCAGAGGGCGTGACTTGGTCATACGAAACCATCAGCGCCCGCTATCAAAAGCCAGTTCATGAGTCCATCGAGGTTGCCCCATCCGTGAAGGAGAAGGTTGCCCAGTTGAAACACATCAAGCGCAACATCAAGGACTACACCGAGATGGAAGACAAACTGAAAGCAGAAATCTGTGAAGAGATTGGACCGTATGAAGCGGCCACTGTTGAAGGTGAGGTCATTGCCACATGGAAGGGCCGCACCTGGCAGTCGCTTGACATCAAAGCACTCAAGGCAAACGAGCCAGACCTTGCCGCCAAGTACAGCAAGCCAGTAACAAACCGAACACTACTCCTGAAAGGGGAGCGAGCATGAATAACACAGAACAATTACGCAAAGTCTTAGATGACTACAAGACACCAGACCCATCCATCGTGGGCAAACTCCCACGCGGCGGGGCACAACTCGACTTCGTCGGCCACGCAGACATCACCAAACTGTTGATTGAGATTGACCCACTGTGGTCATGGGAACCGCTCGACATTGTCGACGGACGCCCAGCCATCCACGTCAACAACGGTATGGCTGTCATGTGGGGCAGGCTCACAGTTCTCGGCAAGTCCATGCTCGGCGTAGGAACCGTCAAGCATGACAAACCAGACCTCGATAAAGAACTCATCGGGGATTTCTTGCGCAACGCATCCATGCGATTCGGCATCTGCCTGTCGCTGTGGACGAAGCAGGAATGGGAAGAGCCGAACAAGGTAGCGGGGAAGGTGCAGGGAATGAAAGGTAATGGCGGGACGCACACAACTGGGCCAAGCCGAGTACCTGCACCTTCACCCGTGACCGCCAGCGAAGATGACCCCATCACCGACGAGCAACGAGCACAGTTCGTGGCCGCATGCGAGAAGGCAGGCATCGACCCAGCAGTAGTGGCGGCCAACGCGAAGGTCAAGTGGGATGAACAGATTATGGTTCGCCACCTGCCGCATTTGCGTAGCGCATTCAATGAACTCAAAGCATTTCAGGCAGGTGAGTGATGGCCGCGCACAGAACTGTAGACCCGCAGGGCAAAGAGCGTTCGATTGCGATGGTGTCATTGCGGTTGACGCATGAGCAGATTGACTTGGCTCGGGACTTGGCACGCCAGCGTGGATGTTCACGAAGCGAACTGTTCCGCCGCCTACTCATGGATGCAATCAAGTGATGAAAGACGCGCTCGTAGTCATGACTGAAGGCTTGAAAGAGTTACGCCTTGAGAACGAATGGCTACGAGCCGAGGTTCAGCGCTTACAAACAGAACTAAAGGCGGTGCGAGGTGAGTAAAGAAAAAGCAAAAGGCACATCGTTCGAAACATCGGTGGTCAACTACCTGAAAACTTGGTGGCCCCACGCCGAACGTCGCACCCTCCACGGAACGCTCGACAAGGGCGACATCGCAGGCACAGACCCACGTCTCGCATGGGAATGCAAGAACCAAAAGAAACTGGAACTATCCCAATGGTTGTTAGAGACAGAGCAGGAGCGCATCAACGCTAACGCCGAGGTTGGGATACTGGTGGTGAAGCGTCGCATGTACGGCACAGCCTCCGACCAGTATGCGGTCGTAAGACTGGAAGACATGATTCAACTACTCAAGAAGGCAGGATACTGTGGCTAACTTCAACAGCGATTACCTCATCGACAAGATGGAGGAACAAGAGGACATGTTCCGCACCAAACTTGCGGACGTAAGACAGAAGAACGAATATCTAATGCAAGCAACTAAAGAACTTTACGAGTGTTTGCTTGACCGCATAGGCACAAGCGAACCAACCGAGCGTGAACGCCAAGCACTTGAAGCGTTTACCAGCCGTGACAACGCCTGACATTCAGCGCGTCGAAGGATACGAACCCACTCACGACATCAAACGATTCGACTTCTCAACCGACCTAGCGTTCGGCCATGAAGGAGAAGAGATTGTACGATTGTTCCTAGAGAAGTTCGCATCTGGCGACGTCGAAGTGAAATACGACAGGTACCGCAACGGACGCATCTTCGTAGAGTTCGAACAGAACCCACGTAATACAGGATGGAAACCATCAGGTATCGCCGTCACTACCTCAGCATGGTGGGCGTATGTGTTCTCGCCAGGGGCATTGGTTATAATTGAAGTCACACGACTCAAGCGATACCTCAAACAGAACTGGCCAAACTTGCGCCAACTGGTAGCCGCTCCTGACTCCGACAACCCAGCGAAAGGAATACTTCTATACCCCGACCAAGTCAGGGACGTGATGACATTATCCACCTACGATTGAGAGACCAAATGTTGAAACGTATTGTGTGCGTACTTTTCACGGGGCTAGTGGTAGCCGTTCCCCCCGCGGCGGCAAGTACAGACGAAAGCAAAATGTCCGAAGGGAAGAAGGGAAGCCAAGTGTTCAGCCCAATCAGGGCCACCCCAAAGCGGGCTATCCCCGACGACCCAGAGATGCGATGCCCCCAATGGCATCCCCTGTTCCGCAAGTACGGGCTCCCCGTCCAGGTGTTCTCGTACATTGCTTGGCGTGAGTCAAGGTGTCGGGCCCATGCAGTCAACGCCACATGGAACAAGCACGGAGTCATGACTTACTACCTGAACCGCAACAAGTCATGGGACAGTGGCATCCTCCAGGTCAACTCCAGTTGGGTCAAGAGTGTCCGAGCGGTATGCAAGGTAGACACTGGGGACATGCGCCAAGACCTTGAAGTGTTGCTCGACCCAGAGTGCAACGTCAGGTTTGCTCGCTGGATTATGGACAACACCAAGGGCGGACTGGGGAACTGGAGCCTTTGACATGTGCGACACCCCCACGATAAAGTAAGGAGTCCTATGAAGGGGCCAGTAACAAAATGGGTCTGTCGACATTGCGACCAGACACTCATGACTTACGTAAAGGTTTCTGAACCACCAACGCATCGTTGCGCGGGACAGGATAACACCACAAGAACAGGGGGCTTGTACCCCATGACTCCGAAAGGGAGAAAATGAATACCATCACTATCACAGGCAACGCGGGTAAGCCCGTCGAACTTACGTTCTCTAAAAGTGGCATGGCTGTCGGCAACTTCACCGTCGCTACCACCTCAGGCAAGGACGATAAGAAGGTAACAACCTGGCATAACGTCACCGTGTTCGGCACATACGCCGAGCATGCGGCCTCGACCATCGAGAAAGGTTCTAACGTCATCGTTGTCGGCAAGTTAGACATCTCTTCATATGAGAAGGACGGACAGAAGAAGTACGTCACCAAGATTCTCGCCGACGAGGTAGGTCTCTTGTGCCGTTGGAACCCTGTCCTTGCAGACAAGACGGTGCAGACTTTGAACAAGGTAACCGAAGCGTTCGGCGCACCGAAATTCCTTGACGAAGAACCGTTCTAACCGTGGACATAATGACCATCTCGTTCGACCAGTGGATAGAGATTGGTCTACGTAGTGGCTGGGTGTCGCCACCTATATGCGAATCCCATGACGGGCCAGCCCTAACAATCAGCGAAGAAGCAGAGTTCTTCGACGGGTCAGACCCTTGCGTGTTCTTCATGCGGGTCTACCATTCCGACGAACACCGACAAGCGGTAGAGGAGAACTGCCCTGCCGCCGTATGGAGGAACCCATTCCGTGAAGACAACTGAAGGAGCAGACGTACTCTCTGATGCTTACAGTCTTATTACAGGAGACCGACACAAGGAGTACGCCCACCCTCTCGATGATTACACCCAGACCAGGGACATCTTCGAAGCATTGACAGGCATTCACCTGACCGTAGAGCAGGCCATTCTGTTCATGGTCTCGGTCAAACTGTCACGTCTTAGGACAGCAATCGGCGAGAACAGGTGGCACAGGGACAACGTGGTCGACGCCGCTGGTTACCTCGGTTGCCTGTCGATGGTGGTACACGCCAAGGCAGAGGGCTACTGATGTCTTGGGTGTTATCGCTGGTAGGTATCACGGGGCTGGTTGCGGTCGGACGCCACAAGTGGTGGGGTTTCGCAATCGGTCTCGGCAATGAGGTGCTGTGGGTGTACTTCGCTATTACACGCCAGGAGTACGGTCTCATCTTGGGTGCCGCCATGTATGGTGCAGTGAACCTAATGAACATGATTCGGTGGAGGCGTTATGGTATTGGCGGGACTTCGGCAACCGTGCCCGTGCGATAGGTTGCCCCGACCAACGGAGACCTATTGTGGCAAGTACGAAGAAGACGACGACTGACCATCGCATTGTTGTCGAACGTACCGACTACGTGAATCAGTTTGACAGGCACACATCGGAACCTGTACGTTCATGTCCTTGTCAAGCATGCAGTGAAGAAGGGGAAGATGAAAGAACTAAACATGACCAGTAGAGAGATGGCATGGTGGGACGACACACCTTGCAAGGGGATGGATACCCGTATCTTTTTCCCTGAAGTGAAGCAGGGGCACTCATCGAAGGGTGTCTACGATGATGCGCTTGCAGTGTGTGAAGGTTGCATGTTCCGCAAGCAGTGCCTCGACTTCGCTATCGACGCGGAGATGAATGACATCCGCAGGTACGGGGTTTTCGGTGGGCTCACGCCTCGGGAACGGGAAGAGTATTTCGCGGGGCGTCTTCACCCGTACAAATGAGTAACCCCGCTCGACCAACGGGAAGGGGAAACCGTGGGAGCGGGGCTAATCAACCTGTAACTATAGCGTATTCAATCTAGTTTGCGTGCCTCGTATCGTGCTTTCATGTGGCGTTGGCTCATTTGCTGGGCATCGTAAAGAGCGACCGACTCGCACGCGTAATGGCACGCACGTTCGGGGTCAGCAACCCACACACTCCCTGTCTTACGTCCCGAGCCACGCCAATACTTCACCGCGTGCGGGCCTGCCATCTGGGCTATCACCCACCGTTCGGTCATCTCCATCCGCGGCTGTGGTTCGCGACGCATCTTGCCCACCAAAGTGCAGGCGATGTTGATGGTCGGGCGTTCAATCAGCCAGTGCTTGACGCTCATAACCCTCCATGTTTTCGATGCAGATAGTCCAGCCCCAACGGTTCACCAGCATGGCCACGACGTTGCGGGCTAGGCGTTCACTGGTTACGTGGCTATGGATGAAGTCCTCGAACTCTGACTGTGCGTCCCTCACGGTCAAGCCACCCGAACGTCGATGTCTGTGCCACTAGGCCAAGCGTTCTCGGTGACGAAGTATCCGACACGGTTCACCTGATGGTATCCGTTGATGATTACCTGCCCCTCGTCACAATCCACCAGCGTCCACACTCGACGTGGTTCCCGTGTCGCCACCGATATGACTGCTTCGTGTTCCTTGCCGAACGTCTCAAACATCAGGCCACCAGTGCCATCGTTGAACGATGCCTCGCTGTCCAGCGTGTTGGTTGTTGGTTTGTATTGTTCTTCCCATTGGTCGAACGTGATTCGTGTAGTCACTGCTTCCCCTTCCTTGTCTCTTCAATATGGTTATCGCGTGCCGTGGTTGTCTCACCTGTCGTAAGACCGATGAGATACTCGACACCGTCCTTGTCTGCTACCCCGCCGATGATGACACCCTGCCGACCGTAGTCCTTGTGCCATGTTGCGATGATGGTTACCTTGATGCCGCGCTTCACTTGTCGCCTCGCTCCTTCATGAGTGCCCACTTGTAACGGTCACGGATAGCCCGCTCCCTGTCCATCTTTTTCTGCCAGCGTTCCGAGGCGAGCATCCAGCCCATGCTAAAGGTCAGCGCTCCCATGATAAACACTTCGCCGAGTGTAAAGATTTCGTCGGGATACATTAGTTGTTCTCCTTTGTTGATTGAATGACCCGCTCGATGGCGTACATCGTGGCGTGTAATTGGTCTAACGCTGCGAGTGTTTGCATTGGTGGCAACACTCCGCGCCTTACTCCTTCGACAAGTAGTTGTCTCAGGTTCTCATAGTTGTGGGTTATCTGGTCTTGTATAACTTGCGTAGTCATTGCTGTTTCCCTCCTGTTATTTGTATAACCTCGTACGGTTCATCTATCACTAGCGTTTCGCCTAGACACCAGTCTCTCGGGTCGGTATCGGATTCGATTTCTATAGTTATTTGGTACTTGCTTTTTCTCATTGCCGTTTCCCTTTCCTTGTTGGTTTTGTTTGTCGCTTACATTTCCCAGCAGTAACATTCCAATTCGCCCCACTGGTTGAGGTCGTTCTCATCCCAGTAGGCGAGGATGCGTCCGCACTCTGGACACCTTGCGACTGTCTGCCCCGTGATATGTGCCCGATACTTTTCCATCAGTGCCATTGCTTGCCCCTTTCGTTGTTGCTTATCGTATGTCGGTTAGTTGGTTGAGTCAAGGACTCTCGCCCGATTTCTTTTGCCTGTCTTACGACTGGCATCGCACGTACTTCTCACGTATTGCGATGCTGTCATGATGCCGCGCCCTGCACTGTCTGCGTGTCCGCCCCTGCCAGTGGCGTTGCGTCATCGTGTCATAGTTCAAGCGGTAGCGGTGTCGTGCCTTCGCCCACTCCATAGCCTCCTCGTAGTAGCCCTCCGCTTTTGCAATTCGTAGCGCCGCTCCTGTCTTATACCTGAGGTATGGGTTTCGTATGTCTTCGGCGATGTTTTCTACGATGAATCGGTACTGTATTTGTTCGGCCTCGGTATGTACTTTCGGGTCGAGGAATTGCCCGCCCAGAATTGTTTGCCATGTCTTCACCGCTTGGTCTCCTTCATCTCGTTGATGTCTTGAATGTCTGCGCGTCCGTGGTAGATACTGCCGCCCGCCTTTGTTCGGTAGGTGATAGCCCACACTCCGCCGCCCATGTCTTCGGGCGTGCTCATTAGTTGCACTGGTTGCCCGTCAATGTTCACGATGTCCCCGTGTCCTAGCGTTATCACTTGCCTGCCTCCTGTCTTACGTCCTCGGCGTAGCCTGCCCACACTGCAACCGCTCCATCGGTGATGGTGCTCGTAATCCATACGCCCGCCCAGTCGGCGCGCTCTACGTACTGGCGGACGGCCTCGCGGTAGTTCTCGCCAGTGTTCAGGCTGTAATCCCATGACACGACGATTCGGTTCGGGTCTTTGCCCCAAGTGTTCGACTCGTAGCGTGACACGGTGATTCGTCCGCCGTTGGCGCTGTACTTGCATCGGATGGTAGCCCGATTCGATTCGCGTACTACCTTTTCCCGTTCTTGCGTTTCCATTGCTTGCCCCTTTTGTTTGTTGTTGTTTGTCTTACTGTATGACGGTACTCTATCGGGTGTCACCGTGTCAAGTACCCTCGCGGGCGGGTAGGGTCTCGCTCCCCGTGGCGCCTACGCGCTCCCGCCCCGCCTCCTAGCGTCCTGTCAGGATGAACGGCTCCCCGCACCCGCCGCACGTTATGCCCTTGTCCAGTGCCTTGATGCTCGTCCTAATGATTGACCCGCACCCGCATACCGCGCGCACCCCGTTCTTGTTGCGGCCTGTCGATGTCTCGCCGCCGCCCGTGAAGAAACCTCCGCCGCCCGTTGGTGCGTCCGTTCCTGTCTTATGTCCTGACGCTACGCGGATAGCCTCGTCGATGCGGGCTATCTGTCGCGCCCACTTGGTAGCACACTCACGGCCTACCGTCGTCTTCGTCCATCCTGCCCAATGATTAGGGGCGTACTCTTCGATAGTCAGGCCGAAGAAATATTCGGCGGTGTCCTTGAATTTCTTGTTGTGGCGCCCGTTCTGGTCTACGTCTTGCACGCCCCGCACAATGTTCACCGCATGGGCTATCTCATGGGCAACCGTGCCGAAGACGTCACGCCCGCCGCGCGCTAGGTTTTCCGCCGATACCATGATTTCATAGAAACCTTGGTACTTGGTGACCGTTCCGAGGCCGATTGATAGCGCCCAAGGTGTATAGGCGTAGTCTTCGTCGGGCGCATCGTATGGGGTAGCCCATGTCGGGCGGGTAGTTATGTGTCCCCAAGCGCGGGAGTCGCGTTGCACCACGAAGACCACGGGCGGCAGTGTGACGGTACCGTGAGACAGTGCCGAGACGTGCTCGCCTAGTTCGCGGTAGGTGTCATGGAGTGCGGCAACGATGGGCGCGATAGTCGCATCATCGAGGCCGTGCCCCTTGGTGAGTGTTTGCATTTCTTGCCCCTTTCGATTTCTGGTATTCACCAAGCGATTGCTTGGCTAGTGTCTCGCTCGGTCATGAACCGTCGCCACCTACGTGGGGCGAGACTGTCGAGCCCTGCTACCCTTTCGCTGTCTCGGCCTCGACGAGGTTAGCCATGTTCCAACAGTCGCGCGCCCATTTTCTGAGTAGATGTTCTTCGACCGTGTTGCCGATTTCCTTGGCCTCGTCTGCTCGACGTTCGTATTCGACAGACGAGCCACGTAGCCCACACTCAACACGTAGGGCCTCGAGCCCATCGAGGGTAAGTGTCACCTTGTCGCCTTTCTTGGTTGCTTTCAATGCTTGCCCCTTTCTAGTTTCCCCGAACAAGTGTTCGGTAGTCGTGTTCGATAGTCCTAACAATTGCTTGGTAGTGCCACTTGCTGTCTGGCTCGCCCATCATGAATGCCACCGCCGCTTGCATCGATGCGCTCGCGGCACGGTCAAGGCGGTAGGCCTTGAGTCTGAGTCGGTCCCTTTCGGTCATGCTTGCCCCTTTCATCAGTGAGGGGCGGCGCCCCTCGATGTCTCAAGTATACGGCCAAGCGTATCACGGTCTGGCATCCTCGCCCCTGCCCTACGTCAGGAAACCCAAGCACCACAAGGCCTAGAAATTGTAATCAAAATGTCATACAAAAAACGGGGGCAACCTCTCAGAAATCGACAACCCCGAAACCGAACACACGTTCGCCGAGATAGTAAGCACGCTTAGCATTATTAGTAAGCACGCTTAGCATCACCCCGCCCATCGACCACGACCACGCCGCACCCGTCCCCCGACTCTCTAGGCGTCCTTAGGTGTCGGGTACTCTCTCAGGGTTTTTCGGGTACCCGTGGGGGTATGTGGGGTGAGTTGGGTTTTTTTTCTGGTGGCCGAACAGGTGTTTGGTTACCGTCGGGTAGGTTACTCGCGGGTAACATAGACGACTGGGGGTATGCCGTGGCACGTGGGGGGGAATACCTTGTATATGCGCGCGTGATGTTGTCACTCTTTTGGGGTTGCGGGGAGGGGGGTTTGGGGGTGCGTTTTGTTGGCGTGGGTGTCAACTTTTTGTGGTGTTAGTTGTGTGGTGAGCGTGATACGTTTGGGGTGGGACTTGGACTTGTGGGCCGACTCAGGTCCTCCTTCTTTGCCAACAACCGAGCGTAGTGAGGGCGTTAGCCCAACGAGCGTAGCGAGGCGGGAGTTGACGCTATTCAAACAACAAAGCCAACAAGCGTAATGGTGCCTCCCCCACAGTTCCCGCCCCCGCGGAAGGTCGCCGTGGCTAATTTTAGCCGACACCTTTGTTTGAGATTACCGTTCCTCACGTCGCTCCCCCATGTCAACGCATGGAGGTCTACCCGCGTTCCCGCGTGTTCTTGGCCCGCACCGTGCGACTGGTGTACGCCCCTGGTTGCCCTGTGTCTCCCGACATGAGGGACTTGCTCTGAGATGTGAAGACACTATACACGGTTGGTGTATCATTTCAAATCATGGCCGCAAAAAAAAGAGCAAAGAATAACGAACCAAAGTTTGATGCGTTCGGTCCAGCGAAAGCGGTCGTAAACAACGCCCGCGCTGTAGCCAACATGATTACCAACAGTTCGGGTCCTTCGATGAAAGCAGGACAGAAGCCAACCACTCCGAAGCCGAAGTCTTCGATGATGGCCGCCGCACCCAAGCCATACGTTGCTCCGTTCAAGAAGGCTGAGGCCCCACGCCCCGCCCCGAAGAAACCGTATGTTGCCCCGTACAAGTCGGAAACCCCGCAAGGTCCGCGCTCTGGTGGCAAGCCTTTGAACACGACACCTGTCCCGAAGCCGAAGAAGAACAAGCCAAAGGGCGGAGGTAAGAACGTCCCTGTTTGGAAGTTCTGATATACGCTTCATAAATGGGTACAAAACGAAGGGTTCCAGCGGAAGACAAGGCTAGGTTCTTCGCCGCCATAGCCGCAGGCTCCAACATCCGCGAAGCCTCCCGTATCGCAGGCATCCACTACAACACGGGCACGAACTGGATGGCCAAATCCAAAGAGGCAAAAGCCAAACTGGAAGTAGCGAAACTAGAAACCTCGAAAGCCAGGGGGTCTAGCGGTGGGAAACAGTACGAACAGTATGAACAGGACCTGGATGAGGCAGTCAATTTGCCGCCAGCCATCCCGCTAACACGGCTTTCCCCTAACGCCCAGCGTGGTTTAGAAGACTTCGACTTCTTCAGACGGTACTACTTGGGTCGTATGCCGTCCCCGTGGCAGGTAGAAGCCGCCGTTCGACTGGTAGAAATGCTGGAATCAGAGGAAAAAGAGTTCGTTGTACTCAATGTTCCCCCTGGTGCAGGCAAATCTACGCTCTTTCACGACGTAGCGGTGTGGGCAATCGTAAGAAACAGGGCTATTCGTGTGATGATTGGCTCTATTTCGCAGGCAATGGCCAAGCAGTACAGCCGCCGCATCCGTGAAACCCTAGAAAGACCAGCACCGATACAGCCAGACGCCGAACTTGTACGCAAAGGTTTAGCACTAAATGCCGAAGGGTGTCTTTCTATCGACTATGGAAGGTTCAAGCCGTCCGACAAGGGTGCTCTGTGGCGTGCAGAAGAGTTTGTGGTCGAACAGTTGGACGGCAACGGACTCGATAACAAAGAACCGACGGTACGAGCCTACGGTATCGACTCCGAGTACATCGGTCACCGCGCCGACTTGTGTCTCTTCGACGACGTGGCCTCCGTTGACAACGCCCGAGAGGGAGCAACGCGAGACAAACTGTTGGAACGCTGGGACCAGGTTGCTGAAGCCCGTGTCGACCCGTCAGGTCTACTGGCTGTAGTAGGCCAGCGCCTCAGTTCAGGCGACCTTTACGCCCACTGCCTCAACAAAATCACCTATGACTTCGACGACGAAGAATACGACGGGGCTGACATCGAAAACCCCGAGGACATTCAGAAAAACGAACCTTTGAAACGCCACAAGTACAAGCACATCATCTACAAGGCGTACTACGAGGACCTGGATACTGGCCCCAAGTCACGTCGTTTCGACGCCGAACCATACCCCAACGGGCCACTCCTTGACCCCAAACGGCTTTCCTGGAAAGACCTGTCTTACATCAGGTACTCAAACCCCCGCACGTTCAAGGTGGTATATCAGCAGGAAGATGACGCAGATGACACCAATCTCATCTCCCGAACCTGGATAACAGGCGGCCTCGGCCAAGACGGAGTGAACTACCAGGGCTGTATCGACAACGACCGTCAACCTGGATATATTCCCGAGGGCCTAACTCCACCCGTTATATCCATCATCTCGGTCGACCCGTCCCCCTCCCAGTTCTGGGGAATCCAATGGTGGCTATACCAACCCAAAACCAACCTGCGTTACCTCATCGACGTCGAGCGAATCAAACTCACCGCCGAAGAACTCCTCGGATACGACACCACTAGCGGGGAATATTCGGGTCTGTTGGAGGAATGGACTGACCGTGCGTTCGCATTCGGATACCCCGTATCACACATCATTGTTGAGGTCAACGCCGCCCAACGCTTCCTCCTCGCACACGACTTCGTCCGCAAGTGGCAAACCCGCAAAATGGTAAACATCATCCCCCACACCACACACCGAAACAAGTTCGACGAAAAACTCGGCATCGAAGCCCTACTCCCACCCCTCTACCGCTCAGGCGCAGTACGACTCCCATCTATGCGCGGAAACTGGAAAACCCTCGCACTCGTAGACGAACTCGTCAAATGGCATCCCGACAAAAAGAACGGCACCGACCTAGTGATGGCCAACTGGTTCGCCGAACTTCACTTCCCGAACGTCGGAGGGTTCAAAGCACCACCGCGCCAATGGAGACCAACCTGGCTATTAGCATGATACTCTTGACCGCGGCTGTCTAAGACTAGGAGTTTCTGCTAAGTGCGAACCGTTGAAGAAATAGTTGCCCTCTACAACGAACGTGTAGAAGCACAAGGACCCGTACTATCCCGCATGCGCGAAGTACGCGACCTTGCCAACGGAGAAGTGGTCATCCCGCTGTCCGAACTGGACCGCAACGCCCGCACAAACGTAGCCAACCTGCTCGTACAAGGCTTGGACCAAACCTCGATGCGTATCGCATCCACCATGCCAGCCCCATACTTCCCGCCACTCAAACCAGGCAACGGAGACAGCCAAGAACTTGCACGTCTCCGCAAGAAAGTTGTTCTGTCCTACTGGGACCACAACAAACTCAACATGAAGATGCGCCGCCGCGCACGCCACTTCCTCGCCTACTCGTCCAGCCCAGTAATTCTGCGCCCAGACTTCCAAAAACTCCAGCCCACCTGGTCAGTACGCAACCCACTTGACACTTTCGTGTCCCCTATGGAAGACCCAGACGCTCTCGTCCCAGACGATGTCATCTTTTCGTACCGCAAAACCTACAAGTGGCTGATGCGCAACTACGGAGAAATGGTCGTAGGACGTCTCCGTGTCGGCAAAGTCAAAGACGACACCATGTTCACCCTGCTCGAATACGCATGCGCCAACGAAATTGTTGTCTGCGTCATGGGAGCAGAATCACAGCCTTACTTCAACAACATCGAACGCTCAGGCATGGAAGTCGTCGAACTCATGCGACTCCCTAACCGCACAGGCATGCCCCTCGCCGTCGTTCCCCAACGCATCTCGCTCGACCAGCCACGCGGCCAATACGACGGAGTGCTCGGCATGTACTTCACCCGTGCACGCTTGCAGGCTTTGACAGAAATTGCTATCGAACGCGGCATCTTCCCCGACGAATACCTGATTGCACGCCCAGGTGAGAACCCAGAAATCCTTCAGTTGGCGGACGGCAAGACAGGCCAGTTGGGTGTGGTCAAAGGCGGAGACATCCAACAGTTGCAAACCAACCCTGGATACAAAACCGACACAGCCCTCGACCGTTTGGAGCGCCAGGAACGTCTTGAGGGTGCTATCCCCGCAGAGTTCGGTGGCGAATCCGCATCAAACATTCGCACTGGTCGCCGCGGCGAAAACGTGTTGGCCGCAACCGTCGACTTTCGAATCCAAGAAGCACAAGCAATTTTTGAGCAAGCATTGTTCGAAGAAGATAAGATTGCTATCGCAATCGAAAAAGCGTACTGGGGTTCAAGCAAAAAGTCGTTCTTCATCCCAGGTCGCGTGACAGGGGGAATGACTCACTATGTCCCGAACAAAGCGTTCGAAACAGACTTCCACTACGTCACGTATCCTTCTAGCGGCGCTGACGTCAACGGCCTTATCGTTGGTTTGGGTCAGCGTCTCGGCACTGGTCTCATGTCGAAAGAATCTGCACGCGAAGCAGACCCGCTCATCACAGACCCAGAGTTCGAGAAGGACCGAATTACTGCGGAGTCAATGGAGGCCGCTCTTCTGTCCAGCATCCAAGCGCAAGCCGCGGACCCCAACGGCCCTTACCAGCCAGACGACCTTGCTTATCTTACGATGCTCACCGTTGAAAAAAACATTCCTATCTACAAGGCTGTGGAAATGACGCAGAAACGTGCACAGGAACGACAGGCCGCACAAGCACCGCAGGGTGCGCCAGAAACAATGCCTGGTTTGGCAATGCCTGGTATGGGGGCAGAAATGCAGGCCGCACCCGCGGGCCCTCCTGGGATTGAAGGACTGCTCGCCCAGTTGGAAGGCGGACCAGAAGCCGCCGTCACCCGTCAACCCAACACACCAGGAGCGGTCCTCAGCCTACAAGGGAGACTGTAAATGTCCGACGCAGGATACGCACAACGCACAGACCTACTCGCACCGAAAGCCGCACCAGGCCAAACCTACGGTGAGGCTGGACAGCAGATTGCCGCACAGAAAGCGGTACCGATGGGCAACCCCACGCCTTCCGTACAGCAGACACCGCGCCCACGCCCAGGCCAGTTCGGTCCACTAGACCGCCCGACCGAACGCCCCGACGAACCGCTCACCGCAGGAGCCCCGTTCGGTTCAGGGCCAATGCCGCAAGCCAACGCATACATGGGACGCCGCAACGCCGACCCAGTGCTCGACGAACTTCGTGCTCTGTACGCCTCCTATCCGTCAGACGAACTTGCTGACATGCTGGACTCTTATCTTCGCGAAGGATACTGATGGCCGTATTTGGCGCATTTGACCCTACAGACGAAGACAATCTTGATAAAGAAGCACAAGACGCAATCTCGACTGTAAGCAATCTCGGCAAAAACACCACCCCACAACAGGCGCAAATGCTCGCGGACCTGTACAAAAAGATGCCTTGGGTTGCACCGAAGGTGCTGTTGGACGCATCAAAGAACCCGAACTTGTCACCACAGGCACAGCAAGTTATTGCTAACGCGGGCGCCACCCAGTACATCAAACAGAACGACCCTAATAATCCAGAGAAAAAGAAGGGTTGGTGGGACCGCAACGTATACGACAAGGTGAAGTCTGTGTCCCGTTGGACGTTCGCTGGCCTTCAGTTCGCACCCGACGTAGCACAGAACGTAGCGTCACAAATTTTCTCTGGCAACGACCCCGACGGTATTGACGGATGGTTCAAGTCCACCCAGTTGGGCACCATGGTCGGCGGCGATGACGCTGGAGAAGGATTCTTTTTCGGTGGCAAAGCCGCAGACGAACAGGCCCGCCGTGCCCGCGAGTTCCGTGGCACCATCAACGGCCATGCCTGGACCATCGGACGTGGCGCCGCAGACCTTGTCTTCACCCCAGGAAGCAAGCCATACTCCCTGCTGTCAGGGTTCCTTGATGCCTCCGTACAAATTTTTGCCGACCCAACCCTGTACGCGGGGCAGGCACTAAAAGCCGCCAAGACAGGTGAGGCCGCCAAAGGCGTGTGGGGCACCCGCAAAATTTCTCAAGTCATCGCCGACGCCGCAGTAGAAAAAGGCATCGTTCAAACCGACAAGATTCCTCAACTCACCAAGGAAGCCGCTGAGGCCGCCGCACGAATCAGCCGAGGCGAAATCGGAATCAACTCCGCCGAAGCCATCTCATTTGTCGACTCCGACTACTTCCGTTGGTTTGACAAGAACAACAAAGCAGTCCGCCTCTCCGAACGATTCGCAGGGTACGCCTCTGAAGCAACAGCAAAAGCAGTTGGCCTTTCCGACGAAGCAACAGAAATCGAACGTGGCAAAGCCGCACTCAAAATCATGCAGGACTTCCGTGGACGCATCGACGGAGAAACAGCCATGCGCCTTGCCGCCGCAGACAGCCCACTCAAAGTCAAGGCTGTACTTGCAGAAGCCGCAAGCCAACTTGGGCGAGAAACAAACAGCGTTATCATCCCACGCCAAATCGGAAACATCCGAGGTGCAGGCGCAACCTATGCGGCCCGCGAACTTGCCCGCGAACGTGTACCGCTATGGCGCAACATCCGACACAGTTCTTGGTGGGAACAAATCCCAACCGAAGGCGCAATCGTCAACGGCTCCAGCCTCGACCGCGCCAAGTCCATTCGCACCATGGACCAGTGGATGCGAGGCATCGGATACCACACCGCCAAAACCGCAGACTACGAAAACTTCATGGGTAAAACTGTCGCCTACCTATCAGACACCGACGGCGCGAAGCGCAACATTCGGTTCGAAAAACTGTACGACGAGTTCGTAGAAAAGATTACAGAGTTTGCTGGCGGAGACAAGGCCATCGCCACCGAAACCACACGCCGTCTCCGCGACGAACTTGCAAAAGTGCGAACCTACGCAATCGACAACGCTGGCCTGCCCGACGACGGTGGGCTTGTCCAGATGCTCCGCCAGTACATTCCCGACAAGGTTCTAGAAAAGTTCAGTCCAGATGAACTAGACAACCTGAAAACAAACGGACCAGGCGCACTCATCGAACTTGTCGACAAGACCCTTGTCCTTCCCGACTTCCGCAAGTATCGCGCCATCGTCGGCAACCCCGTCACCCGTAACGCCCTTCGCACCCGCGCTGGAGACGAGCGTGTTTTGGTGGCTGTTACCAACCAACTTCAGCAAGAAGTCTGGAAACCACTTGTGCTTGCCACTGGTGGATACGTGGTCCGCAACATGATTGACAGCCACATCCGTATCGCCGCCCGCGGATACCAAAGTTTCTTCACCCATCCCTTCCAATTTATCCAGACAGTCATCGGTTCACGCTACGTCGGACCACTAAACAGGCCAACCGACAAGTTCGGTCGTGTGCTCGCCCGCACCTTCGAAGAAATGGACAGCGACGAAATCTCAGAAAGCCTCGCAGGAATCTGGGACGACTACTCCAGGGCTACAAACAAGACTGTTTACAACCACCTCAAAGACCCGTTGTTGGCCAACGAACGCCAGTTCCGTGGAGAAAACTTCGCCATTGTCACCCGCCAAGGTGACCGTGCCGCCCACACCACTGGGTATATCGACAGCATTGGACAGGTCGCTACCGACCCTATCCTCCAGCAAATGTCCCGATACTGGCGTCTTCCGCGCGATGAGCGAAACGCCAAACTTATCGAATGGATGGAAAACACCGCCGAAGGCAAACGGGCCAAGGCTGACGTTCTGGACTTCTTCTCCTCTGGGGTGCGTCTTCCCCACCACCGCACAGGCAAAAACTTTTACGTCACTTTTGACCAGGCCAGTGACAACGAAAAAATCATGGCATGGCTTGAAGGACCAACCACCGCACGAATCCAAACCCTCATCAACGGTGACGAGGACATGCGCTTCATCGTCCAGCACGACCGCGTCCCCCTCATCGAAACAGTTGAACTTCCCAACGGGACCAAGCAGACCCAAGTTGCCCCTCTCGTAAACAACCAGCGCTTAGACACCCTGACGCCAATAGAACCAGGCAAACCGCTCGACGTCGGAAGTGTTATCAACATGGGCAACGGCAACGAGGGCGTCATCACTGACATTCGCACCATCCAAATCAAAGACCCATTCAACCCAGGTGTAGTCGTCGACGAGCAGATTGCTGACGTTCAGCCAGTCTTCAAGGGTGCCGCGTTTACCCGCCGCAAGAACGACCCGACCCTGTTCGGGACAGAAGAACTCCGTCGCATGGTCGACATCAAAGGCGATGAAGGAATCTTGCCTCAGTTTGTAAAGCGCGCAGAACGAATCGAAAAAGGAAAAACCGTTGGCCTCGATAAACTCAGTGGCGCCCTCGACACAGGGGTGCGCTGGTTTTTCGGTGGCATTGTAGGTACCGCACAAAAGAACCTGGAACGCTCCCCGTTCTTTCGTCAAGCCTTCTACAAAGAAGTCGCCGACAGCGCAATGATGCTGTCCCGAGACGAACAACTCAAGTTGCAAAAGCAGATAACCGACTATGTGGCCGACCTCAACCAGGACCTTTCCCGCAAGGGTTTTGCCAACCTGACTGAAGAACGCTACGTCGGCGGCAAAGACATCTACAACAAAATCTTCGGCACAGCCGCCACGGGTGACGCAACCATCGACGACCTCCAGAACTTTGCGTCCGCCGTAGCCCTCTACGACGTCGAACGAACCCTGTACAACGCGGCAGAAAAGTCCAACTTCGAAGACATGTTCCGCATCGTCGCCCCATTCGCAACCGCTTTCCGCGAGACTTTAGGAAAGTACAGCCAGTTCCTCATCGAAGACCCGAGCCGCATCCGCAAGACCCAACTCGCTGTCAACGCCATGACCTACGACAACGATGACCCAGACGACTTCATCTCTGGGTTCTTCGACAAAGACCCTGTCGACGGCAAAAGCGTGTTCAATGTTCCTATCGGCGGCTGGGTTGGTGGCATCCTCGCGTTCCCGACCAAGGGCCCATTCCAGGTGTCGAACCTTCCTGGGTTCGGGCCAGTCGTACAAATCGCCGCGTCCAGCCTCCTTCCAGACACACCGAAACTCGATGACTTCCGTAAGTTTGTTTTGCCATACGGTGAACAGAACCTCAGCGCCATTCTCCCCGCCTGGGCGCGCCGCGGTTTCGAAGCCGTCAAAGCCGACACCACCAACGCCGCTTCAATGTTCGGCCAAACCTACGTGGACACCATCAAGTATCTGATGACCACAGGCAAATACGACACCAGTAACCCAGACGAGATGGCGCAACTCTACGCTGACGCTAAGGGCAAAGCCCGCAACCTGACCATCCTCAGGTCGTTCTTTCAGTTCATGGGCCCAACCTCACCGCGCCTCGACTTCCGTGTCGACCTCGAAAACGGTGACGTCCTGGCGTCCAGCATCGCTGAAGCCTGGTACGACATGCGAAGCGAAAACCCAGACACAGCAGTCGAACGGTTCATCGAAACCTTCGGCGAAGAAGCATTCTCCTACATGGGTTCCAAGACCCGTGCGGTAGCAGGTGGTGTCGAAAACACCGAAGCATTCCGCGAATGGCAAATCGAAAACGGTGACCTGTTCGAACAGTATTCCAACGTGGCTGGCTACCTTGCCCCAGGCGGAGACATATTCTCGTTCCAGGCTTACAACCGCGCGTTGCAGGCTGGCCTCACCAGGAGACTTAGCCCAGTAGAAGTGAAAGAAGCCGCAGACTATGTCATCGGCAATTTCTACTACCGTCGCAAACGCGACGCTATGGGAGACACGTTGAGCGATGAACAGCGTGCATGGTTGGGCAGGTACCGAGAAGTAATCAACAAGAAGTTCCCTGGGTTCCCTGTGTCGGCCCAGTTCAATCCGAACCAGTTGGATGATGACATTTCTGACTTGCGTCGCCTCACCTCGGATGCCCGTGTGGCCGACAACCCGACCGCCGCCAGTATCGCCAAGTACATCAACTACCGTGACCAAGCGCTTGCCGAGGCCGAGAAGGTCGGTCTTACGACCTTGGATTCCAAGCAGGCGGCCCCGTTGCGGGACTGGTTGAGTAGTATTGCTCGCGTACTCATCGACGAAAACCCTGAGTTTGCAAGAATCTATACTGACAAGTTCTCCCCAGAGGTAGACAAATGAGTAACAACCCAGTAGGAACAGAATTCGAAGAAGAGGCAGAAAGCCAAATTGGCCCAGCCCCAGCCTTGACCGCGACCACATCTACCAGGGGCATCCAATCTGGCACCCTGCTCCCGCCTCGCGTTATCACGGGAATTAGCCAAGAATCTGGTGTGACCGTATCCAACGAAAATGAACTCGTTGACCCCCGCGCCTCGCAGGCTTACAATACCAATCGGTCGCTTGGTGTGGCCATCCCCAGAGATGCTTTCGGATACCGCGGAAGCGGACTCGTCGACAAGAACGGTGTAGTTACCCGCGGCCAGTACGACGTAGACAAAGAAGTAGAAAACGTCATGGCTGGCGTCGGCGACGCAGAGGTCCGCCTGGCCTATGCGCGGGCCTTTGCTTCCCGTGGACTGTACGGCGAAAAAGGTAAGCCGTCCCAGTCTGGTCTGGATGGCAAAGACATTGCCGCGTGGAAAGACTTCATCCGATACGCCAACTTCAACGGTCTTACCGTAGACGCGGCCCTGCCGAAGTTCCTCGCCGAGTTCAAACCAACCATCCCACAGCCCACCCGCATCCGCACCACCCCACGCGAGAACACCCGAGCCGTTTTCCAAGAGTCTGTCAGCCGCATTTTGGGTCGGGCGGTCCCAGCGTCGGCAATCGAAAAGTTTGTTCGCGCTTACGAGCAATCAGAAATCTCTGAAGCCCGTGGCGGCGCCGCCGCCCCCAGCCTTCAAGTCGCCGCCGAACAATCCATCCAACAGCAATTCGGCGACGTCGCGCAGGCGAACTCGACACTACAGTTGATGGACGTGCTTTCCAATAAACTCAAAGGACTTGCCTAGTGGCTGACAATTTCATTCTTACTAGCGACAAGTACGACTTTGACCTGACGCTCCCAGAAAACCAGATTCCAGCGCCACCCATCAAGGCAACCAAACAGCAACTCGAAGAGCAACTGACCCAAGCCGAAAGCCTATTCGACCAACTCCAAAAAGGTTATGTTGCCAACTCTGATAGGTACGCCTCACGTTCAGAGTTCGACAAAGCAAAGCGTGAAACTCTGCTCATGATTCAGGAAACCATCCCAGCGGACCTGAATCGTATCGCTAAATGGGAAGAAAAATATTCGGTAAAGAGTAAGGATTCTGCGGTTGGTAAGCCTTCGGTTGCAATACCAGCAAGCCGCGTATACGAGTTACAGCAGGAATACAAAGATTACCAAAAGATTGCAAACAATCCTCCCGCTTCCGTAAAAAGATATTTGGACGCAATCAAGGAGGTACGCAACCTTCAAGCCAAGATGGACAAAGCAGGCACCAAGGAAAGCAAGATGTCGGACGCCGACAAGTATCTTGCGTTGGCCGCCGCATGGCAAAAGGTACGCCCCGCCATTACCCCAGAAGTCGAGGAATTTGCACGAAAGTCGGTCCCAACTTCAATCAACAGATACGGCGAAGTGCTGACTATTTCCAGCACGACAAAACGAGATGACCGTTTCACTTCTGCTGAAGTTGACAGTTTCTTTGAATCAAATTTGAATAACGCAATGAAGGCCGCGGAACGCCAGTTCTCTGATGTTGTTGTTGTCAGCGAGGACCGATGGGGCAGGCCGCTGGAAAGCACCAGAATCAGGAATGAGAAGCAGTCGGCCGAGTTGGCATCTTTTGAGAACAGGTTGAACCAGGTGGTCGGTGGGACCGCTAACGCCGCAGACGTAATCCAGGTTGGTACTGGTGTGTCCGCTACGCCAGTTACCCCAGTCGGGGGCGCCCCTGGCCAAGAGAACCGTGGCGCTATGACTGGCCGTTTGGGTCAGCAGGCCCTAACCCCACAAGCCGCCGCACAAGACCGACAGTTCGCTGGAGCCCGTCCAGTCGAGACACCGCGCGTCGCTACCGAAACGGTCGGTGATTTCCGTGGCGCTATGACTGGACAACTTGAGGCAGGGCTTGGCGCTCGCGGTCCCGTCACCCCTTCAAGAAGGACTGGCGATGGCACAAGCGTGGGCTCTGCTGGCCCTAGCGGCGGAGGTGGCGGGGGAGTAGGTGGCGCTGGAGGAGCCGCAGGCGCGGCCACCATTGACGGCAAAAAGGCTGGCCTCAACTGGGAAGACAACATCCGCAAATACTTCCCCAAACAAGCGTGGCTACTCGACGAAGTTGACCGAGGCTCCAACGCAGACCTGTTCGACCTCCTCAAAGAATACTCTGTACCGCGCCCACTCACCCAAGAAGAAATTGCTATCTTCGCGGCACGTCTCGAAAACACGGGCTACTACAAGGGTCTTGCAAGTAGCGGCAAGATTCGCCAAATCAAATCAGTTGTCGGCGACATCGGCTTCGACACAACCGACTTCACACAGTTCGTCAACCGTGCCATCAACCTCGGCTGGGAAGGCGACCGACTCGCCCAAGAAACATACCGAGAAGTATTCAGCACCAACCCAGACGGTTCATACATCAACCCTGTTGCCGCCCAACGCGCCCTCAAATCCAACGACTACCTGGGACTCGCTAAGGTGTCGCGCGAATACTTCAACCCTGTCGGCACTGACGCGGCCAACACCCGCATCGTGCGTGTACTCACTGGTGAACAAAACTCAGAAGACTTCGTAAGACAGGAACGCGAACTAGCCAAGCAACGCTACGCCCACCTTGCCCCTCTCATCGACCAGGGTCTTTCTCTCGAAGACATCGCATCCAACTACAAACGCACCGCCGCAGAAATCTTGGAGCGCGACATCAACAGTATCGACATGAGCCAAGCCGACTACGAGGTAGCCCTCAAGTTCGGCGAGGAAGGCAAACAGCGTGTCATGACCAACGGCGAATGGGAACGACTGCTCCGCACTGACGCCAAGTATGGTTGGGACAAAACAGAAAACGCTAAGGCTGAAGCCAGGTCTTTGGCCAACACGGTGGTTCAAGCGTTCGGGAGGATTATCTAATGAGTATGCCAAACGTGATGTCGCCAGATGATTTCATGGCGCAAAATTTTCCGACTACCGAAACAACTTTTATTGACGAAAGAATGGAAAGCGACGAGGAAAGACTGACTCGCTCAGACATCGACAAAGCAATCTCAGACTTCTACAACCGTCAAACCGCACAAGACACAGAAACCGCAACCTCAATTATTGCGAACGTCTTTTCCTATTTCGGCATGTCCGACCCCGAACTGGTCGACGCCCTACGCACCGCCCTTGCCGAACGTCGCATCACAGGCTCGTCCACGGTTGATGATGTCGGTATCCAGTTGCGGGAAAACCCAGCATTCCAGCGCAGGTTCTCAGCCAACGAGGCTCGCCGCCGCGCAGGCAAACCGCAATACACAATCAGCGAGTACCTTCAACTCGAAAACTCCTACCGCTCCGTCCTCCTTGCGGGCGGCATGGACCCAGGGTTCTATGACAGTCCAGAAGATTTCCAGCGTTTTATCGAACGGGACATTTCCCCAGAAGAACTTAGAACAAGGGTGCAACAGGGTTACCAAGCGGTAAGGGAAGCCGACCCCGCTGTAGTCGAAGAACTCAAAACCCTTTACGGGCTCAATGACAACCAGTTGGCCTCTTTCTTTATCGACCCAGAACGGACCCGCGAAAGCGTTGTCCGTGCCGCACGCGCCGCCGAGATTGCCACCCAGGCCCGCCAACAGGCCAACATGCCTCTCGCCGCAGGAGAAGCCGAACTGTTAGCACGCCAGGGAATCACCCAGGAAGAAGCCCGCGCGGGATTCGGACAAATCCAACTCGGCCAAGAGTTACTCCAAACCCAGTTACAAGGCGAAGAAGCACTCACCCGCGAAGACATCCTGGGCGCAACCTTCGGAACCAACGCCGCCGCCACACAACGTGTCGCAACCCGTGCTCGTAAGCGTCGAGCAACCTTCGAACAAGGCGGACAGGTCGCCCTCGGCGAAGCCTAATAGTTGATTCTGTCGTAAGACAGCACTACAGTTCGTAACGATACTTCTTCAAGTAGGAACCCGTGCGGGCGCCCCCCGACCTGCACGGTGCATACGGGGTGACCAATCAAACAGCCGCCACGGTCCTCCGCTGTGGTGTGGGTAAAAGGAGAGTGCCATATGTCAGACATTGACAACTACGACAGCGACATGGAAGAGTCCAACAACCGAAATCCCGTAAGGGCTCGGATGAAGGAACTGGAAAAGGAAGCCGCGGAACTTCGCAAGAAGGTAGCGGACGCCGAAACAGCCAAACGTGAACTTGCTTTCGTGAAAGCGGGCATCGACCCGAATTCACCGATGAGCAAATACTTCATGAAAGGCTACGACGGTGAACTGGACCCAGACGCAATCCGACAGGCCGCTGTAGAGGCACAGTTGATTAGTCCCCCAGACGCCACGCCAACCCAGGTGGAAGCGGCAGGGTGGCAGAAAGTCGCAAAGATTGCGGCAGGAAGCCACACCGCCCAGCCACCCGTTGACTGGAGCCAAAGACTACAGAACGCTGAGTCTCAGAAAGAAGTAGAAGCAATCCTGGCAGAGTATGCACGAGCAAACCAATAACCATCTCTAGCAAAGGAAACAAAAATCATGGCAGGAGAGACCACTACCTCTTCGCTGTCTGTTGACCAGGTTGCATTTGACCGCCTCGCGTACTTCGCGTTGCGTTCGGAACTCCTGTTCGACCAGGCCGCAGACGTCCAGCCAACCCAGCAGGCAATGCCTGGAACTGGCGTCACGTTCACCATCTTCGCCGACATCGCCGCGGCGACAGCCACCCTCAACGAGGTAACGGATGTCACCCCAACGGCACTGTCAGACAGCCAGGTGACCGTCACCCTCAACGAGTACGGTAACGCAGTTGTCACCACAGCCAAGTTGCGCGGCACCGCGTTCCTTGACGTGGACAGCGCCGCCGCAAACATCATCGGCTACAACGCAGGTGATTCCATCGACCAGGTTGTCCGTGAAGTGCTTGCTGGTGGAACCAACGTGGTATACGGCACGGGCGGCTCAACCGACCCATCAAGCCGCACCACCATCCAGGCTGAAGACATCATCGACGCCGACGACGTCCGTCGTGTTGTAGCCCAGTTGCGTGCCGCGAACGTCGCTACGTTCGAAGGCTCGTACATGGGATTCATCCACCCAGACGTGTCGTACGACTTCCGTTCAGCAACCGACGCCGCCGCATGGCGAACCCCGGCCAACTATGTTGACCCGACGGGTATCTACAACGGTGAAATCGGCAAGTTCGAATCGGTCCGCTTCATCGAGACCCCACGCGCCAAGGTGTTCACGAACGCCTCGAACGGTTCGGGTTCGACGGGCACGGTAGACGTGTACTGCACGCACATCATGGGCCGTCAGGCACTTGCTAAGGCGTTCAGCACCTCGGACGGAAACGGCGCTGTGCCGAAGATTGTCCGCGGCAACGTCACCGACTTGCTGATGCGTCTCCAGCCGCTCGGCTGGTATTGGCTGGGTGGCTACGGTCGCTTCCGTGAGGCAAGCCTCCGTCGCATCGAGTCCTCGTCAAGCATTGGCGTGAACGCTTAACCAGTAAACGGTTGCACTAGGGCCACCCTTCGGGGTGGCCCTTTTGCTATTATCAAACAAGTCGAAAGGCCCTGAATGTCCATCAGCAATTACGCGGAAAACAAACTGCTTGATACGTTGCGTAACCAGTCGTTCGCTGTTACTACTGCTTATGTGAAGTTGCATTTGGGGGACTCTGGCGAGGATGGAACCTCTAACGCCGCCACCGAAACAACCCGTAAGGCTGTGTCATGGAACGCGGCTTCGTCTGGGTCTATGTCGTCTAGCGCGACTTTGGAGTGGACGAATGTGGCGGCTACGGAGACGTATACGCATTGGTCGATGTGGGATAACGCTACGGCTGGTAACTGTTTGTGGACGGGTTCGTTGTCGGCTTCTGCGTCTGTGACGGCTGGGGACACTTTCCAAATTACGTCGCTTACGTTGACGTTGGACTAGTTGGGTGGCCCTGAGTGGCGACTAACTTTCCCACCTCTCTTGATGCGCTGACTAATCCGGCGGCTGGTGACAGTCTTACTAGCCCGTCTCATGCGGGGCAACATGCGGATGCGAATGATGCGATTGAGGCGTTGGAGGCGAAGGTTGGGGTGAATGGTTCGACGGTTGCGACTAGTCTAGATTTCAAGGTTAATAATCCGCTCAACTCTGCGCAGTTGGGGGCAATTATCATTTGCGACGTAGGAGTTTGATATGGCTATTGGTGACAGGAACGAGGCGCGGCTTGGTGGGCCTACCCAGTTGGGTACGACTACTACGACTATTTGTACTGCGGCTACGGGGTATGCGGAGATTTTGAAGCAGATTGTTATTTGTAACACGGACACGGTTGACCGTACGGTGACGTTGGCTGTTGGGTCTGCTGCTACTGCGGCGAATCGTTTGATGTCGGGTTTGCCGATTGGTGCTAATGACACGGTTGTGTTTGATACGGCGATTGTGTTGGCGGCTGGTGAGACGTTGCAGGGTTTGTCGGATACGGCTGACAAGGTGACTGTGACTGTTGTCGGCTGGGAGAAGCAGACCGCGTAATGGGTATCGGTTCTACTTACGGTTCCCTTGGGTTACAGGGTTATGAGGAGTGGAAACTGAAGCAACCTTTTGATGTTGAATATCTGGTCGTGGGTGGCGGCGGTGGTGGTGGTCGAGGTACTGGTGGCGGTTCTGGAACTGGCGGCGGTGGCGGTGGAGCGGGTGGATTTCTGACTTCTACCGTCAAAGTGTCAGTTGGCGCGTCGTACACGGTCACAGTCGGTGCAGGCGGAACTGGTGGAACATCAAACACAAATGGTTCAAACTCTGTATTTTTTTCATTTACAGCAACTGGCGGAGGTCGTGGCGGTGGAACGCAGTCTGTAGGCAATGGTGGTTCAGGTGGAGGCTCCGCACGAGACACCAACGGTTCGGCGGCGGGCACTGGTATTTCTGGTCAAGGTTTTGCTGGTGGTATTAGTTCTGGTGCGGCAGGGTGGAAGGGCGCTGGCGGTGGTGGTGGTGCGTCGGCGTTGGGCGGTAACGGTGGGGGCACTGGCGCAGAGGCTGGGGAGTTTGCTGGAAGCGGTGGTGCTGGAACAGCGTCGTCAATTACTGGTTCATCGGTTACTTATGCTGGTGGCGGTGGTGGTGCGCAGGCGGGAACTGCTAACTCTGGCGGTTTGGGCGGGGTCGGTGGCGGCGGCAACGGTGCTAGTCGTTCGCGTAATGCTTCATCTGGTGCGGCGAACACGGGCGGAGGTGGTGGTGGCACAGAAACCTCTTTTGCTAGTGGCGGCACGATGGATGGCGGTTCGGGTGTAGTAATACTTTCTTATCCAACTTCTTGGACTATCACGGCTGGCGGGACGTTGGCGTCTTCAACGACGACGGCGGGTAGCAAGAAGGTCACGACGTTTACTTCTGGCACAGGAACAATCACTTTCTCATGACCATTTCTGCTACTACCCAAGGGCTACGCCCCGGTGTGTGCCTGTCTACGTCGCGTCCTGCTGTCCCGTTTGATGGGATGCTGATTTATGAGACGGACACGAACCGTGTGGCGGTGTACGACTCTAGTGCGTGGGTGTATAAAACACCTGACACGACCATTGGTTCGGTGTTGCAGGTTGTTTCAACAACTAAAACTGACACCTTTTCGTCCAGCACAATCAACGCTTGGACAGACGTAACCGGTCTTAGTGTTTCTATAACACCAAAATTTTCTAACAGCAAAATACTTGTATTTGCAACTGTCACCGGAAACTTTTATGTTGTTGGCACCTCGGGCCGAGGACTTCGTATTGCTAGAGATTCAACCGCTCTCGCAGTTGGCGACACCGCTGGGAGCCGCGTTAGTTCAACCTCAACAGACCATCAGTCAAACACAGAAGTGCAACAGTCTGTGACTATGCAGTATCTTGATTCACCAGCATCTGCATCTTCTCTTACTTACAAAGTGCAATTTTTTGCTCAAACCGGTGGCACTATTTATATTAACCGTAGCGCTGGAGATACCGACGCTAATTACACTCAGAGAACTTCATCTACAATTACGGTTATGGAGATTGCAGGATGATTGACTACCCAGCCATCCTTACCCGACACTACGCAGGGTCTGAATGGACTTTGAACGGCGACGAATACACGGGCCTCACATGGCTATCCGACACCCCTAAGCCGACACAAGAAGAACTTGACTCGTTGTGGGATACTACGGTTGCGATGATTGAACAAGAAAAAATAGATAGGCAGGCTGCTCGTCAGGCACTGCTTGACCGACTTGGTATCACTGCTGACGAAGCAAGGATGCTGTTGGGCTGATGCCTCTTTCGTCTGTTCTTGGTGCCCAGTCGCTGATAAAGCCGGGTGTGTGCACGTCATCTACCCGTCCCGCGTCACCGTTTGAGGGGCAAACTATCTACGAGACTGACACCGATTTGGTCAAGTCGTATGACGGTTCAAACTGGAACACCATCGGACCAACCACTCAAGCAATTACCGCGGCAAGTGCCGCAACTGTCGCCACATCACAAACCACCACAAGCACCTCCTACACCGATTTAACCACCGCAGGCCCATCGCTAACCCTGACCACAGGAACCACCGCCATAGTGCAAGTCCATTTCAGATACAGCAACTCAAGCGGAAACGCCAACAACGAAACAGGCGTAGGGCACATGAGTTTTGCTGTGTCTGGTGCAACAACAATCTCGGCCGCAGACGCAACCTGCGCACAAGGCCCACAAATCCATTCCTCCCACGTTCAAACCCGTAGCGGCGTTTTCTATGTGTCAGGTTTAACGGCTGGCTCAAACGTGTTCACAGCAAAATACAGGGTTTCTGGTTCGGGTACTGTTGGCACCGGAACTTTTTCGGAACGACACATCGCCGTTTTTGCCCTGTAGGTAGCAGATGGCTACCATCTACAACGAACCCGGCAAGGTTTATAACGAAGCCACGTTCATCTATGACCAGGCTACGGTCACCGTCACCGCTACCGCCACAGGCTCAGGTACAGGCACCCAAACCGCTGTCGGACTCGTCACCCGCATCCGCACCGCCACCGGCTCAGGCACAGGAACCTCCAACAACTCGATTGCGTTCAAACTGCTACGCACCGCACAAGGCTCAGGTGGCGCAGGCACAGGCGACAACGCAGACCCGAACGTCATCCCCGTCCGTACTGCCACAGGTTCTGGCACTGGTGCGGCGTCAACCGCCGAGAACTTCTTTTCGGTCTTTGCCCGTACTGCGAGCGCATCAGGCACCGGAACATCCACCGCAGTACGCCTCGTCATCGACATCCGCACCGCCACCGGCTCAGGTCAAGGAACCCAGACTGCTATCAAATCCCAGTTCGTGGTTCGCACCGCAACCGCATCAGGAACATCAGCCCAGTCCGCTCTCATCCGCGAAGTCCTCCCCCGCACCGCTACCGGTTCAGGTGTCGGCGACTACGTCCCAGCAGATTGGACTAAGTCCAGAATATTTCGTGTACCCCCAGACGATGACTACCCGCTTGTCAACCGTTTGGGAACAGGTGCCGCAGACCGCCTGTTCTCTTTTGCGCCCCAAGGTGTGCGTGCCCGCAACCTTTACAAACTCACCGACGGAACCTACACGCTTACCGACCCGCGTCGCCCCGAACGAGTCGTCAAGGTCTACTACGGTGGACACAACATTTTCCTAGAAGACTCAGAGGTAGCAGAACTGACTGCCGCCGGGTACGGAGCGTACATATCCTGATGGCAATTTTCACCCCACCCACCGACGATTACGTCCACCCGGTTATCATCACCGAAATCATGGGCGGATACAGGCTGAACAAAGATAAGCGGATAGCGAACAACTGGGGACGACACCTAGCCGGTGGACCCCGAGGCCGCAACGTCTACCTACTCACTAACGGTACACTCACAGAAAACCAGCCCAGTGACGAGAACCTTATTGTGCGAACCTATTTGGGTGGGCATAATAATGAGGTAGATGCAACAGAGGTGGCGGCGCTAACAGCCGCAGGATACGGGGCGTACATAACATGAAGCACAAGGAAACCCATCCAGGGTTGGATGTCGAAGGATGCTTCGGCTGTCGTATAGCACAGGTCCGCATGGGTACTAACACGACCACCACCCGTGGGGCCAAGGTTGCCGAAGTTACTCAGACTGAACGTAACTGGAACAAGGACATGCCCGCATACAAGAGGTTGAGGGCTGATGGGTTACAGCCAAAACGTATAGATGGTGCGGCTGAAGTAGAGAAAAAGGCACAGGAGTCTTGGCAGGTAGAGACAGGCATTTTGCCTAACCGTTAGCCGTGATAACAGGATTCAAAAACCGGTACCCCGGTCAAACCATCTATGTGTTTGGCTCCGGTAAATCATTGGACTTTTATTCCAAAGAGTTCTTTGACGACAAAATTTGTGTGGCAACCAACCAAGTTGGTCATGTGTACGGCCTCAAAAACTATGTGTCGTGCGGCCACCACTATGAGGCCGGTGAAAGGTATCGGGCGCTTGGTATGGAAGCACCTATCGTGACCCCAGACAGAGACACGACACGCCTCGACATGGCACCACTTCCCGATGAGGGCAACGTGTTTAGGTATCCTGCCTCAAGACAGTATTTTCACCGGTTCGACGTGAACCTGCATTGGCCCAAAAACCCAGACGCGCTGGTTGTCGGGTCGTCTGGGTTGCACTCCGCGATGCACTTGGCGCAGTACATGGGCGCTTCAACGATTGTGTTGGTCGGCGTGGACCTGGGAACCCTGGATGGGCACACCAACTTTGAGGCTTACCTTCATCGGGGGCAGGTTGATAAGGTGCGTGGAGCACAAACGGAACATTCGTGGGTTGCTTGGGAAAAGCACACCAGGGATGTTGCGAACAAACTGCGTGAACTTGGATGTCAGGTGATTTCATTGAACCCTTTTATTGACCCGAACCTTGAAGGACACCAGTACAGGGGTGTTTGTGAAATCAACTAGGTACCTTTCTTTCTTTGGGCCGCACATGCCGAACATTGGGTATGGTCGCATGTTCAACTCTTTGTTGGAAGAATTGTCCAAACATGTAACCATCGATGAGCACGCTGAACATGCGGTGTGGGCGATGCAACCGAACATGGTGAAGGGCTGGTTCAAGGGACAAAAGCGAACCATCTTGACGATGTGGGAAACCGATGAATTGCCAAACTCTTTCAAAGATTATTTGCCGCAGTTCGACACCGTCATCGTCCCGTGCCTACACAACATGGAGTTATTTGAGCCGCACCATCCGAATGTGCATGTGATTCCGTTGGGCGTTGACCGTTCCGTGTGGTACCCCCGGACGCGGGGCACTGACGGCAAGTTCCGTATTTTCGCTGGAGGTTCCGAATGGTATCGAAAAGGTTTGGATGTCGTAGTCGAGGTATTTACTAGGTTGAATTTGCCTGACTGTGAGTTGCATATCAAAATTCCTCCACCCCATTTGGGTGCCCCCGAGGTGATGGATTGGCCGAACGTGGTGATGCACACCGAATGGATGACCCTGGAGGAAGAAGTTGATTTGGTCACCTCATGCGATTTGTTTGTGTCTGCTTCCCGAGGCGAAGGGTTCGGCTTGATGCCGTTGCAGGCCATCTCTGCTGGTGTCCCAACTGTTATTACCGACATGACTGGGCATCGAGAATTTTCCGACTTGGCAAATTATCGTGTCAGCGGCAACTTGGAGCCTTCTCGTATAACAACCTGGGAAACTATCGGGAATTGGGTTGAACCGAATCGCGATGAACTTGCTGACGCCATCAAAGATGTGTATCACAATCGGGAGAAGGCAAACAAACTGGCCTTACGAAACGCCCCACAAACAGCGGCGTTCAACTGGGCTACCGCCGCAGAACAATTCTTGCAAATAGTCAAACCTTCAGACCGAAAGGTTGAACCATCTCAAACCCCCGCTGGAGAAATCCTGGTGCCAGTACGGGTGAACAAGACGGTAATAGCGGACATTGGCAGGTATCATGTCCACCTGGTTCCCGGCCATGTACATCATGTATTCTTGAACGTGCGGGACGCTCTCGCTAACTCCGGTTACCTCATAGAAGATTAAAAGGAAACATATGCCCAAGGTCGGGAAAAAGGAATTCAGTTACAGTGCCGCAGGTATGAAGGCCGCTAAGGCTGAGGCCATGAAGACTGGCAAGAAGATGGTCGACGCCAAGAAAAAGAACAAGAAGAAGAGTGGCAAGTAAAAAGCCTTTTTGGGAAACCAAAAACCCTAAGAAAAAGTCTATGCCGTTGACCTCTGCACAGAAGTCTGCGGCCCAGGCCCGCGCCAAGAAGTCTGGCCGCCCATACCCGAACCTTGTTGATAACGCTTGGGCTAAACGCAATGGCTAAATACCAAGGCAAGAACGTCTCGCTCAACAGCCCTCGCCGCATCAGCAAAGGCGAACCCGGCTACGGGCGCAAGAAGTCTGTGGTGTATGTGTCGGCTGGCGAACAGGTGAAACGTGTCATGTTTGGCGACCCCAACATGACCATCAAAAAAGAACAACCTGGGCGGCGCGCAAACTTCCGTGCCCGACACAACTGCGACAATCCCGGACCCAAGACCAAAGCCCGCTATTGGTCTTGTAAGGCTTGGTAGAATCAGCCGACCATGACTACCGCCGCAACCGTCATCGACAGGACGTTGCGCCAACTGCTATCGGGAACGGTTGAGCCACGCAACAAACTGCAAACATCCATCGACTCCGACGACACCTCGGTCGTCACCACCTACGCCCTCGAAGGGTTGCGCCAAGGTCAGACGTTTGAGATTGACTCGGAACTTTTCTACATTTGGGAAGCAGACAACGGCACCAAAACACTGACGGTTGAGCGCGGATATGCGGGCACCACCCCAGCAAGCCACACCGCTGGCGCACTCATCAAACTTCAGCCGCGGTTCCCTCGCGCCCAAATACTTGAAGCCATCAACGACGAACTATCCGACCTGTCATCCCCCGTTAACGGCCTGTTCCAAGTGAAGACCGTGGACATCGACTACAACGGTTCGGACACGATGATTGACTTCACCGGTGTTACCAACGTCATCGACCTGCTTTCGGTGTCGGTGCGTTATCTGACGGACGACTATCCGGTGGCACGCAAGGTGCGACTGGTTCGCAACGTCCCTACCGATGACTTCCCTTCCGGGTTGGCTTTACGATTTGACCAGGGTGTGTTCCCCGGTCGTCTCCGTATCGTTTACAAGGCGCCGTACACTGCCGCATCTGGCGAGTCGACGAACCTGTTGACCGCTTCCGGCGTGCAGGACTCTGTTGTTGACCTGCTGATTTTGGGTTGCCAGATTCGGTTGATGGGGCCACGCGAAATTAAACGGAACTTCACCGAATCCCAAGGCGACACTCGTCGAGCAGAAGAAGTCGGTGCAGGCGCTATCGCCGGGTCTATCACGAACCTGTTGCGTATGCGCCGTGACCGCATCATTTCTGAAGCCGCGAAACTCAAGAGGTCATACCCCACGTTCTTGACTAAGGACTAGCCGTGACCACGTTGATGCGGTTCACCGACCCGTTCTACCCTGCGCCGCCTTTCTTTACAGGTGGGGCCGCCACCCAGTTGGTGCCAGACATTTTCCCTGTTGCCATCAACGGACGCCCTTACCTGTTGGACCAGCGTTCTGGACAGTTTGCCCGCGGCTTTGAAGCCCGTGTCCGCGATTCGGTAGACCAGTCCACCGCCCCTGGTGAAGCCGCTATTAACCCGCAGGGGTTGTGGCGTCGAGGTGAAGTGTCGTGGCATTTCGGTGCAGGCCAGAAATATGCGGACACCGCCGAAGCCCAGGACTACAGATTTTTGTCCTCCAAAGGCATAAATCCGTGGCGTAAAGGTGAACTGTCTTTGCTTAATGCCACCGAGTTGTCATTGTCTTCCGCTGGGACAATTATTCCTATGGCGGTGGCGGGCACCCACCTGTATGTCGGCGACGGGGAGACACTCAAGTACACCACCGACCCTTTTGCTTCTAGCCCGTCCTGGACTTCGGTCACTACTGGTGCTCCGGCTACGAGCGATGTGTTGTCTTTGGCAACTGATGGCACCACAGTGTTTGTTGCGTATGAAGGAAACGCCATCTATTCGACCGCCATCGGTGGCGCGTCGGTAGCCCAATATTACCCGTCAAGCGGCTCCACGGCCTACGACTACACGGTGATGGAATACGTCAAAGGCCGGTTGGTTGCCGGACATGACAACCACATCCACCTACCCACATCCGCTGGCGGCAGCCACTCTCCGTTTTTTGCCCACCCGAACACTTCGTTCCTGTTCACTGGATTCGCTTCAGGGCAGAACGCTATTTATGCCGCGGGCCACGCCAACAACACCAGCCTCATCTACAAAATCACCATCAAAACAGACGGCACGCTTGACGTCCCTGTTGTCGCTCTCGAACTTCCGCTTGGCGAAATCGTCTTCAGCATTTACGGGTACCTTGGCGGCGTCCTTATCGGCACCAACAAAGGTGTCCGCTATGCGACCACTGATACGAACAGCAACCTTGTTGCGGGTGTAATCATCCCCACCCCGAACCCAGTGCGTTCGTTCACCGCTGAAGACCGATACGTTTGGTACGGGATGTCCAACTACGACGGCACATCAAGCGGCCTGGGGCGTCTCGACCTTGGTACACCTACCGCCGCGAACACCCCCGCATACGCATCAGATTTGATGTACGAATCAACAGCGAACGTGTTGAAATGCGTCACCATGAACGGCAAGCGCCTGTTCTCTGTGGCTGGTGTCGGTGTGGTTGCCGAAGACTCAGACAATCTTGTTTCTGTCGGCGAAATCGTTACGGGCATTTACCGTTGGGGTATCCCTGACCGCAAGTTCGTCGCCAAGTTCGATACCCGTTCCGTTCCTTTGACTGGGGAAATCACCCCCCATGTCAGTTTGGACAACGGCGAATACGTTGCCTTGAATCCTCACGTCACACAGGGCACCACCGAACATGTGGCCACCGGACCACAAACCAAATTCATTGAAGCAAAGTTCAAACTGGAGTTGGAGCGTGCATCCGCCACAGCAGGGCCGACTCTTACCCGTTGGATGTCACGCGCTTACGCCACCCCTGCCCGCTCCCAAATTTTCCGTGTCCCAATATTGATGCACAAACGCCTTGTGGTGCGCGGCTCCGAATACGAGATGGATGTCAACTACGAACTTAATCTTCTTCGCGACCTGGTTACCAACCCTCGGGTTATCACATACCAGGAAAACACGGAGTCGTATTCGGTAATCTTGGAAGACCTACAATTCCAGGCCATTGACGGCTTGGAGTACGAGTGGGACCTTGAAGGCACTTGTACTGTTACAATGCGTTCGGTTCAGGACTAGGAGAGTAAATGGCATACGCAACACGGAGGTCTTACGCTGGCGCGGCCCCTGCCTGCACCCTGACCAACAACGTCGCATCCGGCGACACCTCAATGTCCCTCACTGGGGACACGACTAACTGGCCTTCGACCGCCAACGGGCCGTTCTTCATGGTCATTGACCCAGGTTTGGCAACCGAAGAAAAGATTCTGGTCATTACCCGTTCGACGGGTTCCCTGTCATCGGTGACCCGTGGTGCAGATGGGACGATTGCTTCTGCCCACAACGCGGGAGCCAATTGCTACCCGGTGTTCACCGCTATCGATGCGGACCAGGCGAACAAGGTTGCTTCGACGTTGACCACTAAGGGTGACTTGTTGGTGACGGATGGTTCTGCTTTGAACCGTCTTGCCGCTGGTACTAACGATTATTTGTTGGTTGCTGATTCTGGTCAGACGAATGGTGTGAAGTGGGCGCAGGTTAATGCGTCCGGTATTGCGTCTGACGCTGTGACTACCGCAAAGATTCTTGATGCGAACGTGACCACGTCAAAGATTGCAGATAACGCCGTGACTCAAGCAAAGTTGGCTGACCGTGTTATCGGTTCCGCTGAGTACGACAGCCTCTCATTAAACGCTCAGACTGGTACTACTTACACGTTGGTGTTGGCTGACGCGCACAAAGTTTTGACTCTGAACAACGCTTCCCCTATTACGTTGACCGTGCCCCCCGAGTCGTCGGTTGCTTTTGAGATTGGTGACCAAGTGAACTTGTTGCAGTTGGGTGCAGGTCAGGTGACGGTTGCGGCTGGTTCTGGTGTGACCTTGAGGGCACAGGGCACTCGCGTGAAGTTGAACGGTCAGTACGCTCTCGCCACTCTTGTGAAGATTGGCACCGATGAGTGGGTGCTGGTCGGCAACACGGTGGCGTAATGCAAATCATCGGGTCACCGGCGGCTCGCAACACCCCATCTTCCGTTGAATACATTGCTGTTGGTGGTGGCGCTAACGGCACTGGGGGTAACTGGACGAACAATGAGTTCGGTACGGGTGGCGGTGGTGGTGGTTTGGCTTCTGGGACTTTAACTAATCCTGTTTCTGGGACGGTGACTGTTGGCGGGGCTGGTGCTAATTCGACGTTCTTCGGTGAAACTGGTAACGGCGGTAGTCAGGGTACTTCTAGTCAACAGCCCCAGTTCAGTTCTGGCGGTGTAGGCGGTGGGCGTAGCACTGTTGGTGGTGGTAATGGTGGCAACGGTGGCACTGTCGGAGCCAATGGTGTTGCTGGTAACGCATCAAGTATTTCTGGTACGTCCGTAACTTACGGTGGCGGCGGAGGAGGTAGCAGCCAGACGGCTCCTGGCACTGGTGGGGCTGGGGGCGGAGGTAACGGCGGTACGTCTGTTGGGAGTGCCGGTACCGTTAACACTGGCGGTGGTGGTGGCGGCGGTGCGTTCGGCGTTGGCGGCGCTGGTGGCACTGGCGTGGTAATCATGCGTTACACCGACACATTTGACGACCCTTTCTCCATTGATGTTGGTTTGACCTACGCCAAAACGACAAGCGGTGGGTACAAAGTGTTTACGTTTACTGCTGGTACCGGAACGGTGACGTTCTGAGTTGCGGTTTTTACGCCTCATAGTTTTCGCTCCGGCGGCGATACTTGCATACGCAACCCCCGGCAACGCTGAAACATTTGTAGAATCATTCGACAATGGAACCGCAGAACACCTGTCGATTTCCCTCGCCCCAGGTGCGCGGTATTGTAACGAGTACTCAGGAATGTACGGTACAAGCGGACCGTCTCTTTGTTTGTTCAATACAACTGATGGAACAGTTTTTGATTTTCCGTCAGATGTTTATGTACAAGGATTCCAGTTCACAGCAGGAGCCAAAAACGGAACCACCGAACTGACCGTCACTTACGACGATGAGACCACCAGCACCGCAGAAATAGACGGGACATGTTGCGTGGCAACAGTTCAAGTTGTTGCACCTGAGGGTAGATATATCACCGGGTTTTCTATTCCGGCTGACTCTGACCTGTGGCTTTTTGATTCTCTGTCTTGGTACGCCGAGCAGGTTCAAACAACAACGACAACAGTAGAACCGTCAACGACAACCCAAGCACCATCC